AGGGCAGAGAAGTGCATTTAACATCAATCTGCATTATACGAAATTAGTCGTTTTCTAGCCGGTGGCGGGTCGAGGGCGCGCAGAACGCACCGGCTAGAAATTAGACGTTTAAGAAAAGGCACACTACTGTCTAATAGTGTGCCTGAGTCTCGAAAGTTTTCTGCAATATGCTCTATGAGCTATATATAACGGAGCTTTCAGAGTTATTGAGAATGTTTCTTATTAATAGTTCATTTTGTCTAATTAATCATCAATAATAATATTTCCACTTTCCGTTATGTTTACTTTATTGATAGTCATTTCAAGTATTTTATGCACTATTTCACTTTCTGATTTTAGTGGTTTGAAGCCTTTCATAATTAGTTTTTTATTTATTAGATTAAATCTTTCTTCCAAAGCTTCTTGTTCCCAACTGTTTAATTTAACGGTTTGAGGCATCTTAATTACCATTAGTCAATACATACGTTTGTATAAGCGTATACTTTTTTTTATCTATATGCTTGCATATACCGGTATACCTGTTGTATTTTGTATCTGTTCGTATACTGGTATACCTTAGATATGCTCGATTTCCTCCGTTTAGCGATTCCAATCATTCCTACGCATGTGCGTAGTTTTGATAATCACCATCAATTTAATGGTGATATTCGCGACTATGGAGTTCCAGCAGCAACACGCCATGTAAGTAAAACAGATGACGGACAGACCATAACAGGGGACTTGTATCACCCTTATGAAGCGCTTGCTAGTGATTTCACTGACATGGCTGTTAAGTTTTATACCAATACTATGAATACAGTGCCTTATGTTGAGTTAAAAGCATCTCCACTTAAGCTTTTGCAAGGGCACAATGTTTATGGTTTTGAATCTATTGAGCTTGGTGCTATGCACATGCTTGGAATGTTTTTTGAAGCATTTCCTAAATTGAGTGCGATTCTTGACCAAGATAAGACAGAGGTTCTTTGCCTTGATACTACTTATCTTTTCAGATTACCTCATCAGAATATGGTTCAACCTGTTTTAGATTACATGGCTAATCTTGCATCTGGACATCGTAAAGCCCGTCAAGTCAAATACGACAATTACATTACTTGGGGTAACGATGGTGCAAGTGTTCGTCCTAAAGCATATGGCAAATTTGAAGAAGTAAAAGCCCAATTAAATAAGGTTCAGAAACAAGCAGACAAGGGGTGTCAACGCTCTAAATCACTTGTCATGGCTATGCATGATGCTTTGCCATTTGCCAATGCTGTTTTACGTCTTGAAGCACGTATTACTAAGACTTATCTAACTAAAAACGGCTATCCGTCTAATTTATTTCAGTTAATTAATTTGCAACATGAACAGCCAGAATTATTGCTACGCCTCTGGCACGTAGCTTTTGACCCGATCCTAGACACAATGAAGGGTAAATATATGAATTTTTCAAGCGATGGTGAAATCTTAGATTTATTGAAATCTAAATTAGTGACTTATACCAAGACAGGTAAGCCAAGTTATACCAAAGCAAATAATGCCATGAAGTTTTATTCATTGGTTCGTCAAATGGGCTTACAAGCTACAAAAGAACTTTATAACGAAAGAACCTTTTATCACGCTCTTAATTCTTTATTAGACGTTGGCATTTCAAAATCACATCTTCAAAACCTTGCCAAGAATCCTAACGGTAAAGTTATTCCATTTGTCCGGATGTTCGAACTCAAGATGTGCGATCAGCAGCCGGCTGATTATCAAATTCCAGTTTCACAATACAGCCCAAAACGTGGCTTACACCTAGTTGCCTGAGGAGGCTATAACCATGCAAGTTCAATTTAATAAACGCACAATTACACCAATTGCTAACAAGTACCAGGATAAAAAAACAGGTCAAGATAAGGTTTCCCTGAAAACTACTGTTTTAAGTCCTGTTCAATATAGTTTAAAGCCTACACCTGGAATGATGCCACCTGAACAGATTCAGGCAGTCCTTGAAGAATGTGCAGAAAACTATCAGGAAGTCGAAATTGAATTTGTAGAGCGTCAAACTTCTTATGGTGCTGAGATGCAAATTTATAGCGTTAAGCCATTGCCTAAAAAGGTTCCAGCATGA